TGGCGCTGAAAATCGGAGCGGCCCAGTGTGAATTGGTCCTTCGCCCAGATGATGAAGGTTGACCAGTGACCGCCGGCACGAGTAAAAGCCCTGTACAACGTGTGTAGTTCGCCGCTGGACATAAAGCCATAAACCGCGCCTTTGGTCGCCAGCAAGATGTTCACGAATGCATCATAGAGGAACTGCTCAAAGTCGTCGCCGAGGTTGTCATTCGCAATTTTCCGAGGGCCGGCAACAGTCTTCTGCGTGTAATTAACGTTATAAGGAAAATCTGTGAAGGTCATCTCCGCCTGCTCACCTCCCATGACTTGTTCGATGGCATGGATCGACGTTGCGTCCCCACACAGGACGCGGTGATGATCACCCATGGTCCAAAGGTCATCTGGAACGCTGACCACTACTTTGGCCAACCCCGGAACCGCATCTTCGTCCGTGTTCCCGAGCTGTTCGCGCAAATCGGCCGTTAGCTGCTCGATTTCCCGTTCGTCAAAGCCCGTTACGGTCGTATCGAAGAGTTCTTTCTGTAGGGTTGCCAGTACCTCGCGAAGTTTCTGATCGTCCCAGTCAGCGTTGAGCGCCAGCTTGTTGTCAGCAAGGATATAGGCCCGCTTTTCGATTTCCGTTAAGTGATCGACGGCAATAACCGGGACCTCCGTCAGTCCCAACTGACGTGCCGCCAGCAATCTTCCGTGGCCCGCGAGGAGGCCCGAGTTCTCGTCCACGATAAGAGGGTTCACGAAACCAAATTTCTTCAGGCTCCGGGCGATCTGTTTGACCTGCTTATGGGAATGGGTTCGGGGATTGTTTTCGTACGGGATCAGGCGTTCTAAGGGCCAAAACTGGATGAGGCGAGATGGGAATTTCATTGTGGTGAACCTTTCGTGTCCGTTTTGGATTAGAGTTACCCGGACGATCTAATTGTGGCTTATACTTGTCTTCGCATCTAGAGGGACAATGCACAGACATAATGAGCTTCCCAAAACCGAATACGGTTGGTGGCGGTTTGATCGCTATGAGATTGAAAACAATGTAATTCGACCCGCCCCAAAGAGCCGCTTGACGTGGTACGACCCCTGGCACGATTTCCAACAGGTTCGCAATCAGACGAGCGGACAGCCGGCCTATAGCGAACTTGTCCGGCTCGTCACTGCCCTTAACACTGATCCCGCGACTAAAGGCCGGTCTAGGGGCTTTTCACCGGAAAGCCAGTCCAAGATCCTCGATTGGTGTAAACGGCATGGATTGTTAGGGGTCCTGTTGTCTCGTTGGGAATCGGCCACATTGTCGCCACGGGCGGATCGCCTACATCCAACGCTCAGGATTCAGAACCGCTACATTCGGGGTTCTGGCACCGACATCGAGATACGTCGGACCACAGGCGATCTCGATCAGCCTGGCTCTGGCGCCCTGATTCACCTTCTGAACGAGTACGAGATAAAGAATGAACCGTTGGGCAAAACATGGTACCGTTTCTTTCCGTCGGTGCCGAAGCAGCAACGAGAAGTCTTCGCCTACCCGGTCCCTTACAGCCGGCGGTTCTGGCGACTCTATGCGGAGCCGGAAATTGAGTTCTGGCACGCGGCCAAGCTATTTGCCGGCATCGTCGAGCATTTCGGCCCTGCCACGAAAGCGATCGCCGGAAAACCACGGAAAAGAAGCGAAGCCCTAGCCCGAAAACAGGCTTTTCACACTCTCAATGTTTTGCGAAAACCCGTCAGCCAGGTTCTTGTGGATGAAGCTGACCGGCCGCGGCAGGAATGGGTCGCGCCCTCTCTGCTGGCCAGCTTCGCCGAGATGTTCGTCATCGACACGGTTGCCGGCAGGCGCGCCCAATACTGCGCATGCTGTGGCTACCCTTACATCTCGGAAGCCTATCAGGCACGCTACTGTAGCCCATCCTGTCGTTTAAGGCAACAGAAACGAAATCTACGAAAGCATATGAAGCAAGCCCGTGCCTGGCACCTCAAAGGCCAGACAATTGACGAGATTTCCAAACGCCTGGATACCACTGCCGAAATGGTCCAGGGTTGGGTCACTCGCCTGGATCAAGGATGCGAGGGCAAACGCTCCTGAACCGACGCAAGCAGATTCTGCCACTCCTCACGTTGCTCGCTCCAGAGCACGACGGAACTCAGTTTCCGTACCGTAGACTCGCGAAGCCGGTGAGTAGGCGTATTACGCGACAGGATCTGCTCCTGAATGTCGGGAGCCAAGTGCAACAGATTCATCACCTGTGTGATGCGCGCGCCCGAGACCCGGCCCAGGCGAGCCAGGTCGCTGTATTTCTTCGCAGTGCCCTCCTGAATCATCTGTTCCATCTTCAGCGCCAGGGCCAACAACCTGCTAGTCCTCGGCACTGGCGGCCGCTTACCAGCTTCGGCAAGTTCTGATAGCGTGTTTTCTGGCGTGGTGTTTTGGGATCGGCCTCGTCGTTTCACTGGAGCTGCGCTGCGCAGGCGGCGAATGGCTGCATTCGCCCGCTCCCAAAGCTCCGAGTCCACAATGGCTGCGTGTTCTCCTTCATAGACTTGTTCCACATCGCGTAACTTCCCCAGATAGGTCACATTCTCGACCAGCCGGATCAGATCGGATGCTTGAAAGACCCGACCCGAATGATGCTGGCCGGACCGGCTGATCCAATTCTTGGTAGTCCAACCCCGACGCGATAGTCCGCTGAGCAATTCATTCGCGCCTTTCGCTTCAGCGATCCACTGAAAGATGAATCGAACGCGCACGGCCTCTTCGGTGTTGATCTTTAGGCCACCGTGATCTGGAGCCACATCGTATCCCAGGACCGGGTGGCCACCCAGCCATTTCCCTTTCCGCCGGGCCGCGCGCATCTTGTCTCTAGTCCGTTCGGCGATGAGATCCCGCTCGAATTGCGCGAACGACAGCAGAATGTTGAGCGTTAATCGTCCCAGAGAGTCCGTGGTATTCATCTGTTGCGTGACCGAGACTAGACTGACTCCATGCTCTTCGAAGATTCCTATCAGCCTGGCGAAGTCGAGCAGGGACCGGCTGAGGCGGTCCACTTTATAGACCACTACGGCGTCAACCTGCCCCGACTGAATGTCCTCCATCAGCGCATGCAGCGCGGGTCGTTCCAGATTGGCTCCAGTGTAACCGCCGTCGTCATAACGTCGCTCCAAGGCCATCCAGCCCATATCCCGTTGGCTCGAAATATAGGCCTCGGCGGACTCCCGTTGCGCGTCCAATGAGTTGAATGGCTGCGCCAGGCCTTCTTCGGTGGACTTGCGCGCGTAGATAGCACAGCGCACGACCCGGGGCGCAGACGGACCAACCTTGGCGTTGTTTTTATTCGGCTGCACGGTGATCCTCCTTATGTAAAGTCAATCCAAAAAATTGAAACCCGTTCCATTGGGTTCCGGTCACCTCGCGAGCGATGGCGCTGAGCGACTTGTACACACGCAGTCCATATTGGTAACCATCGTCCAGCACGGTGACGGTGATCGTCTCCTTCCGATAGCGCTTGATGAGCTGTGTGCCGGGAGCCGGCACGCGGGGATCGGGTCGTCTCGAAGCGCTTGCCATTCGAACAGCCGACTGAGCCTCGCCGTAGTGCTTCGGCGCACAGAGCCGTAGGTCGGCATCCTCGGCGATCTCTCGCGCGTATTGGCGCGCTCGTTCCGACAGGCCGCCTTCCACGATGGCTTGCAGGCGCCACGCCACGCGGCGGAATAGGTAATCCTTGTGATTGGAATGGCTGGACTGTCCGAACAGCTCACGATACTTCATCTGTAGCTGTGCGGTGGTCATATGCCGCAATTCATCAATCTGCCGTCCAATTTCTGCGTTCATGCATTCTCCGTTTCTCGGAATTAGCCGTCCTGTTCTCAGCGTGCGTTAAACCGCTACCCTGTCATGTACGCTCTTTCCCCCTGGCAGTGCAAGTACGCGAGACCTAACGCAATGCGCGCGCTGGATAACGCAGAATGACGCGAAAATAGCGCCACGGATAACGCGAGAAAGTAGAGAGGCCAATGCCAAACGCGACCGCGGCTATCGACGTATCCGACTGAGCGCGGGCAGCTTAGCGAAGGTTCATAGAAAAGAGGAAAGAAAACGGACAACGTCAAATTGCGCCTTTAGCGTTATCTGACGCGAGCGAGGTTTTCGCTGGGGTGGATTTCTTCTCAGCCCAGGCTATTCGAGACGCCTAGTCAGCCTGTCTTCGGGGACCCAAAGAATTCTGCCCACTGGATTGTTAACAGCGTTCGACGGCCAGGTGGAATGACGCAATGGGGTGTCGCGAAGTGCAGACTGTTCGCCGGTAACACTATTCCAAGTGCCTTAACCCAGCCATGGATCCTGCATCCCTGAGGACCGCCGATCTAGACCACCTTTTAAGCACCTGGCCCGCATCTCGCAATACACGCGACGGCTTGGTTTTAAGTATGCTGGCTTTGATGACCCTCACAGAAATGGTCAAGGGCAAAACGGTGCGGTTCAAGTTCTACAAGGATGGCGATCTCTGGTACGAAACCGAAGACGGCTTTGAATTCCCCGTACCGATTCACGACACTGGAACGGGCATCTTCAGGGCCGAGGACAAGGCGGTCGGCTACATGAGATGGATTCGCAAGCACCTCGCGGAACGGGCACAGTGGGAAAAGGAACGGCTGGCACATGCTCGAAATGTCCCTGGCCATTCAAAATGAATCGTGGTGAATCCGGACAGCAGTCCACCTGCCCCACGACTCACGGCGCTTTCACAGCGAACAAGATCGACGGCTTCGCTCCGACCCCGAGCGTGCGAATGGTCCGCCGCGTACCGGTGACCCCACTTTGCTGCCGTTACGAAGGAGATCGCGCGCGTTGCCGATGGGAACGCCCGGCTGGACGTTGATGCCGGCGACCCGGTCGTTACTGCCTCATTCGGATGCCCAATTCGAAGAAAATGAGAACCTCGAGAGCCGCGTCCAAATGGCCAAACTGCTTGCCGTGTCTACGAACGTCCACCGCCCTGAGGTTTGGTTCATAATGAAGCGCTATGGAAGACAACAGCGTAGCCATGCGAGGACTCTTAGCGGGCAAGGTGGCGGTCATTACTGGAGCAGCGGCGGGTATCGGCGCGGCGACCGCGCACCTGTTCGGCGATGAGGGCGCTCACGTGTTCGTTCTGGATCTCAATGGAAGCCGGGCTGCCGCGGTGGCGGAATACAT